TGTTCAGTATTAATAACAGACTTGGTGACTTTGTCTTGCCCTAGAGGATAGATACGACTGTATATGCCCTCACCGCCATCACAATCACCAGCTTTAATGTGCTTGCCAAGATCTTCAATTTCGCAGACAAAGGGATCTTGGATCCCTATTGCCCGAAAAGTATCTTGTGCTACAGGATTACGATTGGTTCTTATCTTCATCAGCTAGTTCTTTTAGCGTACTTACTTTTTTGTTTGCAATTACGTTACGGAAACCACCCGAGTATGTAAATGCCATACCGCGTACATTGGATTTCTCAGTAATTTTGTCTAATAGATACTCACCAACTTCACCTTCTAGTACACGAGTAGCGTGATCGTGGTCTTCAAAGATAAAAGGCATTTCTAATGCTAACATATCGTGCTCAATATCTTCTGCCAACCATGTTGTGTACATTTGGCTCATTTCAATCTTGCCTTGTTCCATTAGATCAAGTAAGTCATGCTTTGAAACTTGAACACCATTGTTGTACTTGTCTGAGTACTCTTTTAGTGTCATAACTTCTACTTCAATCTTTTCTGCAGATTGTGCTTCGTTTACAAACTTTTGAAAGTCTTCGGCGGCACGTACAAATAGGCTTAGTGGCTCGTGGGCAATAACCCAGCGAATTGTTGTTGTTTTCATTTTATTTTATTTTCCTTTATTAAGTTGTTGTAGCTTGCATAAATGCGTACTGTAGGCGTTCTAACTTAGTCAGTAAAGAGTTTGACTCTAGGCGTCCTTATAAACCAGCATCAATGTGACACTGGTGCTGCTACATTTATTTATCTTATGCTAAAATTTATGGTACAAAATAATAACTGTATCCTGTAAAAATGTACTTATTAGATACATTTTTATTGAATATTTAATTATGTTATTCTGCAGAATTTGATTTATATGGTGGGCCGTCTTGGATTTGAACCAAGGACCAAAGGATTATGAGTCCTCTGCGCTAACCGCTGCGCCAACGGCCCTTAGGTACAGTATACTATAATATTATGCTGAGGTCAACGACGTTTGCGACCTAGGCCTGCGGCGGGTTCACCACGTGGTTCTGCCTGACGTCCCGGACGTGTGATTTTATCTGCGCTCATCGATGCATCATGTGCTTTTGGTGTTGTTGGGGGCATGGCAGGTACTGCTGTTGTTGCTTCGTCTTTATTTGGAATTGCTTTAGCTTTTTCATTGATACGAAATACGTACTTGCCTTTACTTGACCGTTTACTATTATAGGCTTTTTCTGGCTGTAATGTAACATTTGTAACTGCTTTTCCTGGCCAAATTGTTTTAAAATTAACACTAATTGTATCGCCTGTTTGTTTAGCCCTGGTATACATTTGAACCAATGCGCCGTTGTTTAATATTTCACTACATGCTTCTCCAAAGTCAGTGTTTAAGTTAATATAATCCGACACTTGGTAAGCAATGCTGGCTATTATATGATTTAACGGAATAATTTCGCCTTCGGCAGTGCGTTCTTTATAAATCTTACGCAAATTAGCAGTCATCCATTTAGCCGAATTAGGATCGAATGTACTGAGTTTAGGTAAATGTTCCATTATAAGTTCTGATTCAATTTGAGTAATTAGACCATACCTAACGCCAAAGTTCAATGGAGTTGAGTTGTGCCCACCTTTTTCAATTTCTTCAAGTATTTCCATCACCTCTGGGTGATTGTCAATAAATTCACCTAGACCAACTTCTTGTAACTTACGTGCTTCCATTAATAAATTAACAGCACTGGCGTCGGCACCTTTGGCACCTTTGGAACTAAGTTGTATAGATTTGCCTTCGGGATTGGTTAATATACAGTCTGCTAACTCTCCGCCGGATGTTTCATTAAATGTCATTACGCAATCGTTAAATCCGTTTGGTCCTAAAAATCTTGTTGCAGCATCACCGGCGTTACCTTCAACGGCGGCACCATGTATCAGCACAATAGGTTGTAGCATTTCGCAAAAGTAATCTCTAAATCCAGTGAAATCAATTTGTCCGGCTCCAGTGACATTTACAGGAAATTGTCCAGCATCAGCAATTACCTTGGCGGCAGTTGTAAGTGGACTACTGTTGCCAAAACGTTTGGTTATTTGTCCAAGTACAGAGTCTGGAGTTTGATTAGCAAATGTTTCTAGCACTTGAGAAGGTTTATATCCCACGTGTTCTTTGCTGGCTATTGCTGTTTGTAGTGTATAATTACCAGGAATTTCTTTACCGTGGAAGCTGTTCTTATCAAATATAGGATTAATTGCTCCAAAAACTTTTGCCCAATATAGACGTTGCCCACTATCGTTGACAAATTCAATTACTAAAATACCGCCTTTATTGGGCATTTTTTTGTTAACAAATTTTACACCTGCACTTTGTAATCTTTTAACTACAGGTGCAAACTGTTCTGGCTCTAATGTACCGCCTTGTTCGGGATAAAAATGACGGGCAACAAAAGAAATATCATCGTTGCCATCATTCATGGGTTCTTTTCTTTTAAAAGGATCACCGGGTTTACGTGCTACTAGCCCGCTACTTTCGGTTAATACATTATCGAGTAAGTTTAATAGTTCACGCATCTAGTATTTAGTTCTTAGCGTAACGCCAGTCCTGGTCTAGCCATTTGAATATTAGTTCTTCTTGGGCAACATAACCGTATTTGTTCAAACTTGAGGCTACACTATCATTTACTAGTTTTAGCTCTACTAGATCGTGCCAGGTTGTGGTAGCCGGATCCAATGGTTCTTGATCGCTTTTATACACTGCTGCACTGATCCAAGGATTATTTGCACTTATATCAAAGTAGCTGTCTCTACAGTCAAACCCATTTACGGCCAAAATGTACATAAGATTACAAATATTGTAATTATAATAACAGCGATCTACGCTACGTGTTTTTAATCTATTATATTGATATGACTGTGTCATGGGCATTGTTATTACTAACATGCCATCAACGTTCATTGTTTCGTTCCAGACTTTCAATGTGTTTAATGGATTAACAGCGTATTGAAAACTGTTGTGACACCACATTAAATCGACCTGTCTAGGTATTACTCGTGTTTCAAAGTTGCCACTGATAGGAATAATATTAGAATGTTCTAATACCGTTGGTTCGATCTTGTCTGTATCAATATCTACAGCATAACAAAGATAGTCTTGTGGTTCTGGCACTTCATCTCTGGTTTCTCTGGTGGCCCACCAATGAGTATCAAGTCCGGCACCGCAACCCATATCAGCAACAACTTCAATGTTATCCATAAAATCATCGTAAAGGTAGAGGTAGTTTAATGCTGTGCTTAAACTGTGTGCGTGGCTGTCGTAAGGTGTACTAAATTGTTCCATTTTGTAATATTTCCATAACTAAATTTTTTTTAAGTGATTGTAATCTAGGCTCAAGTTGATAACAAGCTTCGGCAATATCGTTTTCCGATCCCCACCCAAGTTGGTTGTTTAAATGTACTGCCCATTTACTCACTGCATCTTTTTCCAACTGTACGTCTACTGCATTGTGTCTAGGTTTGGCCTGCACACATAAATTATATTCTTCTAGTAGTTGTCTAGCATGTTCTCTAAAGTCTATCATACTACAATATCCTCCATTCCCGCAGTTCTTAGTCTAACCACGTGACCCAGCATAAAGTTTTTACTTTCAATGCCCTTCATAACACCTAACCATTTATTACGCAACAATGCTACTTCGTTAATAATAGTTTCCATGTCGATTACTTCGTCTTCGGCTTCGGCATACTTTTCAGCATCACGCGACGTTAACGCACGAGCATAGGCTTCTAGGTATTTTTTGTAATGTGTTTGACGAATTCGACGTAATTGTATGTTAAGATGTTCAAGTATGGCTTCTATTTCTTGTAGTTGATTAAATCTGTGTTCAGTTTCACCCGGCAGATTACTTAATGCTCGTTCTACATTGCCACGTATTTTAATATCTGCTTTGGCTGCAACAAGTTCCTGCTCATAGTAGTCTATAAAGGCAGGAATTTCACCTAGGTTGGCAGTTACTCGGTTATACCACATTTAGGTTACCACTCGTCAATATTGCCTTCGTCATCATCGTCTGCCGAATATTCTTTAAGAGCACGTTTTAACGCACTGTCAGTACCGCCGAACTCTCTGAGTTCTTGGTCGCCTAACATATCAACCATTACACTCATTAAATTATCTGCAGCTTCTTGACGATCCTTAATAGGTACATACTGTTTCATAATAGTATACAATTCACTTAGTACATCAACATCTATACTCATTGTTTTTCCTTTTTAAGTACAATTAAATCGTCTGTACATCCAGTACATCTTTTCTGTTTACAAATAGTGGGATTATTAAATAATTCCCATCCTGTAGCTAAATTTCCTAAATTGTCGTTTAAACATTCTCCACTGTAAACAGTGAGATCTGACTCAATCAAAATTCTATTTTGCCCAGCTAAACATTCCCAATCTTTCCAGTTATCTATATTTTCATTATGCATCCAATTTGCATTGATTCGATAGGTTTCATTATTGTCTAATGTTATTTCACAATTATAGTATATATGGTTCTCAAATTTCAAGATTTAATTTACCTTTAATTGCTGGAGTTTCTCTTGTTTTAAGATTATAATCAAGTTCATTTATGCTGTAGCTGACCTGTAAATTGTCTAATAATTTTTTATAAAAGATAATTCTATCTTGATTCCAAAACTCATTCATGATATTTATGTGTATAAATTTTTTAGGAGATATAGATTCTTTAAGATCTTGAATCATATTAAAAAACTTTTGTTCATCAACATGTTCAGAATGTAAACTAAAAGAAATATTATCAACATATTCAAACATTCGACTGTAGTACTTGGTTGTAGCACTGCCGTTTGTGGTTGCTAGAATTTGAAATATGTTATCCTGATATTTAGTTCTAAGCCATTCAACAAAAGGTAAAAAATCTCGATTGCTGGTTAATTCTCCACCAGTAAACGAAATTTTATATTTTAATTTTTTATGTTGCGATTTAGAATATATATCTTCCCAATACCGTTGTAATTCGTTTAAAGTATGTTGGCGACTTGTTGTATCGTGCCACTCAGTGGGACAATACATACAATCATAGTTACATCTGGTGGTTAATCTCCACGTAATTGAGAAATGTTCCTCTACGGGAGAGACTTTAACAATACGTGGATTCATTAATTATTCGGCTAATTCGTTTTTTGCAGTTTGTTCTTCAACAGCATGATGCGGATTGGCAGTAAAATCTGCCATAACCTGATCTAGGCTACCATCATCATTTCGTTCCCAGGCCTTGCGGAACTGTTTAATAACTGTACCATCTGTTAGAGTATATTTAAGACTATTACCTTCTTTGGCTAATAATCCTTTGCCTTCGAACAAGTCAACTAGACCAGAGTAGGGATTCATGCCTTCTTCGTACGGAATTTTAACCTGTACCGATTCAAAAGGTTTAGCATATCTGGTCTTCATGATCTTACAGGCGGCACGAATACCTTTTACTTCTGAAATCTTGTTACCGTCCTCGTCCTCTTTAAGTTTTAATTTACGCATGGCAACTACGATACTCGAAGCGTAGATAAAGCCTTGTCCACCCGAAATTTTGTCATCAGGATCAAACATGTCCTGACTTGCGTATGTGTGTGCTGTACATACTAGGCCTAGATTCAAACTACCAAACATATTAACACAGTTACGAACTAGTGCAGCTAGTGCTTTGGGCTTACGACCCATGTCACCTTTCATGTCACCTGCTTCAAATTGATTAACGTCCGTTGGAGTAAGTAGCATACCTAATGAATCTACTACAAATAAAACTTTGGGTCTCTCTGCTTCTGGTACTGTTTTGTATTCTTTAACAAACTCACTGATCATCTTGCCTACATCGTCAATCATGGCCATATTTAGTTTAAGCAATTTATCTTCGCTAGTATCAACATTTAATGCGTGTAGCCATTTTTCGTCAAGTGCGTTTTCGCTATCTACTAGGATAACATAAATGCCTTGCTTTTGTGCGTTTGCTACCAGGTTACCCGAACAGATAAAACTTTTACCTGCACCGGACTCGCCAGCAAACACCGTTACTTTACCTAGCGGTACACCTCGGTTAAAGTCTCCACTGATCAAATAGTTAAGAGCGTAGTTGTTTGTACTGATCCAATCTGTAGGATCTGTAAATCCCACACTGATACCGTCAATACTCTTTGTAATGCTTTTTCTAAATTTACTTACGTCAAATGGTTTAGTGATTGCCATGATTATTTCCTTATTGATTAGTTGTTGTTATTTTAACATTCTTTTTGAAAAACGTCAATAGGAACGTTTCTCTTAATTAAATCCATGAAATCCGTTTGGCTTTCTGCCTTTGGAGAGCAAAACCCGCAACAGCATATATCTTTAACACATTGTATAATGGGCATAGTTTTTGTTTCAAGTTGTGTTCGAAGTGTTTGTATAATTTCATCTTGTCTATCAAGATATCCCAGTGGTTCTACTTGCCCGGTTGTACTAGTTTTGCAATCTTTATTAGTAAACACTGCACCATCGAGTTGCCGCACAAATAAAAAGAACCAATTTACACTACAGCTCCATCCTTTGAATCCTTGTCTCGGTACAAAACTTACATTTGATTTTAAATCTCCATTTAAACTTAACTTTCTACCGCCACAACATGGTCTACCTTCGTGTATACTACTTACCAAATCTGTTTTTCCAACTAGTTCTAAGTTTGATTCATAGGTTATTTTTTGAGAAACTGGAACCTTACTAATCCAAAAGGTTTTTAATTTACCGAACTGCTCTTGATTATACATCCAGTTTGATTCTACATTATCTAACGGTTTAGCTACATATCGCAGTTCATTTAGCTTACAAAAATCTATCATTTCCTCAGAATTGGCAAATAACTCAGCGTTATTATGCATCATAATAACACATTTAAATTTTTTATTGTGTTCTTTAAGATACAGTATATTATCTTTATATTGCTGTTTTTGTTTAGGTAAATTTTCTGAGTGGTAACTAACAGTAAATTCATCTATCAACGGGACTATTTCTGCCCAACGATTCTTTCCAACTATACCATTGGTAGTACATGTAATAGTTAAATACCATTGATCTTGGTATTGCGTGTAACGATCTCTACAGGCTTGTAGTATTTCTACAATGTTGGGATGAAATAAACTTTCTCCACCGTACACATTTAGTATGACTTTTTTTTGGCTTGGTTTTTTATGTTGCATATACAAATCAACATATTCATACATAAAATCAATCGACTTTAAACATTCATCTAACGGAGGATGATCGGTTGTGTTATCGTGCCCGCCTTCGATGCCTGTGCCACAATAACTGCAATCTAAGTTACATAGTTTAGTTAACTCCCAGTCTAACAAGAAACTAGGAACATTAGCGGGATCGAGAGAAAACCCAATGGAATTTATTTGATTCATTTTTTTATTTATAGGCAAAAGATATTAAATTATTTTCAATTTTTAAATTTTTAATAATTAATTCTCTTATTGTTGCTATGTTTATTTCATAATTGGCAAAATTAGCTAGGTTTAATCTGTCACCGACCATTGGTATATTATTACTATCACAAAAATCTTTATACTCAGCTGGGGCACATTGAAAAATAGGACGACTTACATTTATATATATTTCTGCACCAACTTGTGCATAATTGTTTGTATCTGCATCATTGATATTTTTATCAAAATTTAACCACTTATTATAAGTAGTTCGTCCAAGCTGTGAGTAAACAATTGATATATGACACCGATTAAAATCTAAAATGTCAGCGCCGAATGGATTTTTCACTTCCCATCCTTCTTTTAACGAATGATATCTAATATTTAAATTATCTTCAATACTGTGTAATAGTTTATTAATTTTATTCCAGCTTTCGTAAATTTTTAAATCTATTTTTTTTAAAAAAGCAGGCAATGTTGGATATAAATGTAATAACGATACCCAATCGTGGTGCAATTCATTTAACGTTGATTGTTTAAGCAAATCTAAAGTAAGAAATCGTTCTAGTGTAGTTAATTTAAATTTAGAAATCAATATGTCGGATATTATTTTAATTTTTGCATATAGGTCTTGTTGGCACGCTATATCAAAATTTGATTCAAGTAATTTAAAATAATTGTTGTTGTCTTTATCTAACGATGATAGCCAGAACTCTGAGAATTCTTTATTACAAGCGTCTAACAAGAGTTCGTCACCGGTTGTGGACCAAAATAGTTTCATAATATAAAAAAGGACAGGGAATTGTAGCCCTGTCCTGACACTGGTATTACTGCTGTTTACGATTGCGGATCATTGCTAAAATATCTTCAGCTTTTTGGCTTGAAGGTTTAGCAGGTGCGGCCTGTACCGGAGCAGTAGGGGCTGGAGTATCATCTTCGTCAGCGGCCACATACCCTGAAGCTTTTGCTATCGGAGCAGGTGTATCCTCGTCAATGTCAGCCACTGCCGGTGCTGGAGTTGCGCCACCCTTTACCTCTAAGCCATATGGTTTGTAGTAAGCAGCCCAACGATCTGCGTCATATGGTTGACCATCTACTGACGCTTCAAACATCTCTTTGATAACTTTGAGTTCTACTTCGCCAGGCTTCTTAGGTAAGAAATCTGTTAAGTTATACAGTCCAAACTGCTCAATGGCCGCAGTTTCATCTGCTGTAAGAGCAGTTTCTTTACGTGCCCATGTACTGGTGTTGTAGTCTGCGTAACCACCTTTTGAAGTTTTCTTGATGTTAAAATCAAGACCAGACTGATAGTCGGTTGGTAGGTTTTCCATATCTGGATCCATTAGTGCGTTCTTGATCAAGTTAAAGATCTGTGGGCTAATAACAAATCTACGAATTGGATTATTTGGAGTTTTATCATCACTGAGTGGATTCTCACGTACAAACCCTTGGAACAGGTAACTGCGTTTTTTCCAATACTTACGACCCATTTCTTCCAAGTTAGGATCTTTAAACCATGTGCGTACTTCTGCCAAGATTGGACAGTTTTCGCCGGATCCATACATTTCTACACAAGGTACTTGTATTACTACAGGCTTGCTATCTGCTTGGCCTTTAATGCCAGCAAATGGTAATTTAATCATTGCACGTTCAACCCAAAAGAATGAGTTGGCGTTATTGCCGTCTGGTAAAAATCTTACTCTTGCTGTGGTATTTTCTGCGATGTTCCAGTGTGCGTAAATTGCATTATCGCCCTGGCCAGATGATTCGCCGGTTTTACGGCCTTCGTTTGCTTGTAACTTTGCTCTAATTTCTGCTAATGTCATTGCCATGATGTATTTCCTTTATGTTAAGATGGTCTTTAATTATGCCTAGATATATTCTAGCACTCCGCTAGTATATAACATTTGTATTTAGCTTGTCAATACAAATTTTTAAATTAATTTATCGAACCAGATATTCGTTAAAAATAGTATAACTGGTAAGGCGATATGAGTTTTCGGGCACTTTGTTTAATAGTCCGTGCCACTGTAATGGTTGACTGCCGTCGGGATTCAATCCGTTTAACATAACATATCCAGAATTAGGACGGAACGGAAAATCATATCTTATGTCTGTGCGGCTTTTTGAATTGTAAAACTTTGTACCTAATGTTTCGTTGTCAGCATGCCAAAATAGTTGCATGGTAGAAGGTAGATGCCCGTCTGTGTGTATAGGAACAAAAAATGTAGGTTCGTCTACCCACCAAGATGTATTAATATATTCTGCATTGGCCACGGTGATGCCACAGGCGTCTTCAACTTGCCGATATGTATTTTTTAATTCTTGGGTAGCTTGTTGTAATAAAGGATTGTTACTAAAATTAATTGATCTACGTAACCACATTTCTTGCCCATCTTGATCATTCCAGGGCAAATTAATCCAGTCCTGATGTAATATTTCATCAACCAGATCCAACGGTAGAACATCTTCTACCAAAAACAATCTGTTGGTATTGTCTACAGAAGTTATTTTCATTGATTATTTTTTAATGCCGGCCAAACTACGAATAAAGTCCAAAGGATCTGTGTCTTCGTTAGCAGGGTTCACTGCTGGACTTGGATCTGCTGTACCAGCAGCACCATACGGTTGATTTTGTGCGTTTATGTCAGCTTGCTGTTGTGCTACTGCTTGGTCTTGTGCCTGTAACGGTTGTTGATCTTGTGTATACTGTGGATTATATTTTTCTGCCAAATCTGGATAGCCATGATCATGTAACCATTCTACTACATCCATTCTACAGTCAGCATCTGGGCCTTCTTCTGCGGCACGAGCTGCAATTTTATCATATAGTTCGTCATCGCCTATGGTATCGTATAGTTGTCCAATGGCATCATCACCATGGTCACCTACACGTAAAGTTGGTTGACTCATTATTTGATCTAATTCTTTAACATCCATATCATCGTCGGGTGCGGCCCATGTACTTTCAGAAACGTCATTTATCCATGATTCAAATTCTTCTGCCATTGGTGTTGCTTCTCGAGCCTTTTGATTTTTATAAGCGCGATATACATACGGTAGTGCTTCGTCAAATCGATCATTGTAAACTTTTTTAACAAAACGCTCACGTAAACTGGCTATATCTACATCTTCTTCAATATCCCCGGTGGGCATGTAACATTCTCGATAACTGTCATAACCACGACGTCCGCCAATGTGACGTAGTTGATTTTTTAATTCGCCATAATGCTGTACCGCTGCATGTGCCATTGCAGATGTTTCGTTGTCTTCAAATTGCCGACGTTTAGCTTCGCGAACAAAATGACGCATTGCATCCATTTCACTGACCATGCCGCAAATGCCTTCGCCTAGCTCATCTTCAACTCGACCACCTTGACTACAATGCTGTGCCATTGCACGAGCACCGTGTAGGTTCTTAAATGGTAATAGGAAACGCTCACCCAGGTGTGTTTCAACAAACACAGCATCTACATTACGAGTACGGGCGCCACGTTTAGTTTCATCTACATTGTCGCTATGACGAACAATAATACGCACTGGGCCACATTCTTGATAACTGCTACGGCTAGTGCCAAACATGCGGCTTTCTGCCACTGTAATTTCTTCAGCACCCAAAGTGTTATCAGATTTACTTTGTTGTTTAATATCTTTTAATTGTAAATTGCTTTTGGTAATATCACGTGCGTCAAAGCCCATTATATTACGTTTGGCAAATCCACGTAATCCTTGTAGGAAACTGTACCAATGTTGTTCTTCGTTTTCGCCAGGGGTTTCTTGTCCTAGTGCATCATCTTCGCCCAATGCAGATTGATCGTCTATGGCTTTGATACGATCTACCATATCTGTGCTGTAGTAGACTTTTAGATTTTTTTCATCGATTAGACTAAGTGTAATGTTACCAACTTTTTTACCGTCCGCGGTATAATCAAAGTTGATAAAACGGGCTTTTCTGGGTCTGTTGTTGCTTTTGAGTTTTCGTCGCCGAGACTGACATTGTCAAATCTGGTACGGATTTTGTCAAAAAGTGCAGAGGCTATATTTTCTATTTCACGCATATTGTATTTAGCTGACCATTATAAACGGAAGCGGATCTATTGTTTCGTCCTGTGTACGCAAACGATCATCTATACTGGCATCAAAGCCCTGTATAACCTGTATCATGCGTATCGCCAGTAACATTGCCATTACCAAATCATCTGTTTCACCTATTTTAGCAGCAAAACTGGTGCCATGTGCTACAAAGGTTTTAAGTTCTGTGATAATGTTTTTGCTGGCTAAGTGTAATTTTTTAGTTTCGATCCAATTTTTCAACTTGGAACAAGCAGCAATCTTGCTTTTATTGGTAGTGGTAAATCCTTTACGATACGTTCTTGAATGTCCTGGGCGTATCGGTTCACTTAAAAAATATCCACGAATATTTTCTTCGCCAATATGATTAATTTCAATTAACCCAGCTTCGCCTAGAGTATTGTTTTCTATGCTGTAGTATATGTCCGAGTTGCTGCCTACACAGTCAAACAAATACTGATTAATTTCTTGTAGTATTCTTGTCTGTCGTTGTACAGAAGTTTTGTTGTGTTGCCATTCCCCCACCTGCATCATGCTGGGTAACTCAACAATTTGAATAGCTGCTGGATCACCGCCTGTGCCCAAACTTGGATCCCATGCTACACAGTATATATTTCCAGCTTTGGGTTTTTTATACCAGCGCACTTGCCCCTGTCGTTCAACAGGTTCAATTCCGGCTAGTTCAACCAATGTAGTAGAGTTAATTAATGTTTCATCATAGATCAGGAATTCACAACCGTGTTCACGTCTAAAACGTTCTTCGCCAATGCGTCCAATTTCTTCTGCTTTCCATTGCTCATCACGGTCTGGGTGCTCGTCCCAACTTGCTTGATATGGCTTAAATCCATTTACGCCTAGGTCTGTGGTGTTTCCAAACTCATCAATGTTTTTGTTGGCCTGTTTCCAAATTAGTGCAAACTGATCTTCGTCACTGTTGGGAGTACTTGTAATAATTGCTTTACCACCAGTGCTTAGTGTAGGAGATATACTGGTCCAGAACTCTTTGGCAATAGTAGGTCTAACAAACGCAAACTCGTCACAGTACAGTAAGGTTATACTCATACCACGACCTGTTGTTTCTGTTGTTGTTTGACTGACAATACGTGATCCGTTTTCAAATTCTATACTGCCTTTGTTATAGCTGGTGCTACCAGCACGTATAAAATCTGGGCA